TGACTGGTGGAAAAAAAATATATAGAAAGTCTAGAAAAGTAAGAAAGTCAAAGAAATCAAAGAAATCAAAGAAATCACGTAAAACAAGAAGACGTAGAAGAAATTAAGTGTATATAGAATTTAAATAATATTCTATATATATATTATATATGCAGTTATTACTTCGCGATAACGAATCAATTAAAATTATTGAGACAGACGAAGACTGGACGTTAAATGACCTTAAAGAAAAAATAGAAGATATTACATTTTTACCAGCGAATTTAATTTATGTAATATGTAATACAAAAATTCTGCAAATGGGGAGTTTACATACCCAATTAGAAAATAACGATTTTATTGATATTATGTTAGAAATAAAAGGAGGTATGCGTGCAAAATGGCGTAAGAAACGAATGAGAAGAATGAAAAGGTTACGACGTAAAATGCGTCATAGAGCGCGATAAATTACTAAAAGTTGATATACTAAATTTTAGTAAATACTACAACATTCATTATGAAACAATGAATTACAGTAAAATATGGAACATAATATATTGTATAATGAGTATATAAACCACATATAAGTCAAAATTATTGTAGCATTAACCGATAATATTATACAAAATTTAAACTGATAAATAAAATAAAAAAATAAAATATGACTAATGCGTTGAAGTATAATCATATGATGGTACATAAAACAATAATTTGAACAATAAATAAGTGGATCAACAGTACTTACGTATACATGACAATATAAACAACGTTTTGTAGGAATAAATGAAACAATATATAATTTTAATTCATCTGGTAAATTATATATTAATTTTTTATTTATATTCATTACCCCTATATTGTAATAATATTTTATAAACCATAAGGTTGATGCAATTAATATCAGTTACACTTCCATAAATAACATTTTTTAGGTTATCAGATAAAATTGATTTAAAGATTAATAAGATTTATATTATAGAGTAATATGCAAGAATATAACTGTGATATTTGTAATTCAAACCCTGATCAACTTTCGCATCACAAATCACATTTAAAAACACAAAAACATATAATGAAGCGTCAATTATTTAAATTACAATTGGAAGCAATGTCTTATGATGATTTAAAAAGTAAATATGACAGTACAACCGTTCATGATATACTTAATAATTTTGAAACTAAAAATAGTATTGACAGTGTTAATACTATTAAATCTAGTAACAGTGAAAATATAAATAAATTTATTAAAAAACAAAAAACAAATAAATTAATTTATCAAAAATCAAAAGATGAATGTTTAGATATGCAAAATGCAGAATCATTTAAATATAAATTTATTAGTTTCTTAGGAAAAATGCATAATTTGTTAAGAGGTGCATCAGTAACAGGAGATGATGCATTGGATGATATTTTATATTGCTTATTTATGTGTTACTTAGAAGATAAAATATCTGATACTGGAGATTTTGATCTAGAAAATATAAATAAACAGTGTTATAATGGAATTGTACAACGAAAAGTAATAGAATATATTAAATATCTAAAAGTAAGTTATTTGTTAGAACATACTGAGGAATTGCGCAGCGAAGGTACAAACTCTATTATTAAATGTGGCAAACTTTTATCAAAACATCCAACTACAAAGATGTTATTTACAAGTGATAATTTTATCAACTGTTCAGATACAATTACACTTTGTAAATTATTAGAAGAATGTAAACAATTTTCAACCGAAGAAAATATTTTTAAAGAAATAGATATTATTGGATTAGCTTACGAATATATAACTTCAAAACACGGAGGAAATGGCGGAACTAGTAAAGAAATGGGTCAATATTTTACAGAACGCCCACTAATGGAAATGTGTTTTCAATTACCCGATCCTGAAGATTTTGAGGAATTAGGTATAAATAATGAATCTACGTTAGGAGATGAGTTTTGTGCTACGTTTGGGTTTCCTTTGATGTTTAAAAAATTTATAAGTGAAAAATACAATATTGACATACAAGATAAAAATATGTATGGGGTAGAATACCATGAAAGATTATCCAAGTTTGCGTATATGAATGCTATGTTTTCAATGAAGACTTCTGAAAATATAGTTCGTGGAAATTCATTTATAACAAATGTAACACCGCATCTAGATGTAAGTGTTCATAATGTTCCTTTTGGAAAATCAATGGATCCAGCTATAATTAAAAAAATATACAATGGGTTTTTGAGTGAAAATACCAAAAAAAATTATCCAGATTTTAAAGATTATATTCCATTTAATTCTAAAAAAATAGATGCGCTATTAGCAAGTCAAGTTGTTCTTTATAAAACTAAGAAAATGGGGTTAATGATTATTAAAGATGGTGAAGAAACTTCTCATCAAAAAAATGATAAATATCGTAAATGGTTTTCGGAAAACTGTATTATTAAAAAAATTATGAAAATTCCGAGTGGAGCATTTAGTTGTACGGGTACTAAAACAGTTTGTATATATTTTATTAAAAAGGAAGGTAAACAAACTGAAAATATACAATTTCTGCAATTGAGTGAGGATGGAACCAATATTACAGAAATATGTAATGTTTCAACCGAAGATATGAAACAAAATTACTATTCTTGGGATTCAAACAATTATATTGTAGATGAACAAATAGAGAAACTCATGGAAAAATCAACATGTGAATGGAAAGAATTGAAGGAATTAATTAATTATGAAAAAAAAAGTAATAGAACTGCAAAACACGGCAATGAAACTGGAAAATATCCATTCTTTACAAGTTCAAATGTTATTTCATCATATATTGACGACCCAGATTATGAAACAGAAAGCGTAATTATAGGCGATGGCGGTGTTCCAAATGTAAACTATGGTACTAAATTTTCAACATCCGATCATTGTATAGTATTTAATTCAAAAAATGAACTAGTTACAACAAAATGGTTATACTATTATTTTAAAAATAATATGAATATTATGGAAAAATATTATAGTGGATCAGGTATTGAGAATATTTCAAAAGATAGATTATCTTCTATACTAATTCCGACACCATCTATTGAAATTCAAAAAGAACTTATTCAAAAATTTGATGATTTGGCCATTCAAAAACAATTACTAATTGATAGACAAACAGGCATAACTAGACAAATGAAATATTATTTTGAAACACAAATAAAGAAGAATGAAGTACATATTAAAGATCTTCATGAAATAATTAAAATTAATATAGGATCCACTCCTTCTACAACAAATACCAGTTATTGGAATAATGGAACACATGTATGGGTATCTGTAAGCGAATTAAACAATAATTTGATACCTATTGTAGATTCTAAAAAGAAAATTACAGATGAAGCAGTCACTGAAAAGAAACCATTGCTTGTTAAAAAAGGATCTATATTAATGTCATTTAAATTAAGTATTGGTAAATTAGGCATTGCTGGGTGTGATTTGTATACAAATGAAGCGATTTTACATATTAATACCGAAAATGAAGAATTAAATAAATACTTGTATTATCATATTATGTGTATTCCTGTAGATAGTACCGCATCTGGATGCATGGGAGGTGGTAGTTTAAACAAAGACAAATTAAAAGCGTTGAAGATATTTATTCAGAAAGATAGTGAAAAACAAACTGAAATGGTAAATTACCTAGACACTATTGAACATAAAAAAATGTATATTAATGACGAAATTAATAATATTGATTTACTAATGAAAGATATTATGGAACAATCTTATTATTGAATTTCTGGATAATATTTATTCAAATCATAATATGGTGGAATATTAGAATCATATGTATTTAATTCTTTCCAACTATTATCTTCTATGTCAATAAGAAGTTCTTCAAAATTTTCTTCAGATAATTTTTCTTCTGCATCTTTAATAATTTTTCTTTTGGATTCAATACATTCTGCCAGTGTAGAATAATATTTATTACTATCTGAATCTACTACATTTTTCCAATAGAATCCAGGATATTCGTATAAGTTGTTTTTCAAATTTAACGACGGATTTAGCTCTTTAAACTTATAATAATCTTGTTCAGTATATACTTCATATTTTTGACAAAATGATTTTAATGTCTTGTAAGTTACTTTATTCAAAATATTATTACTTTGTAACAAATCCAGTAATTTACTTGAATTGCTATTATTACCATTATACAGTAATCCATTAGATTCTTTTGTACTGAATCCCGAACTAACTGGTTTAATTAACATTTTTTCTATATCTATTTCTAGATCTAACACCAAATACCGTAATACTTCTATTACATTTCTATATTTATTATTTTCTTCTTCTGTAATAAATGTAGGTAGCATCAATAATAGTTTTTTATCTAAATTAGTTCCATTTTCTCCCTTTTTGTCACACCGTGTACCTCTACCTATTGATTGAATAACATCTTTAAAAGACAACTTGGGATCACTAAATACTATATAATCTAATTCTTCAAAGTCATACCCCATATCATATTGTTTAACAACATACGCCATATGTTTTGGATTTTCAACAGTATTGATTTTGTTTTCAAAATGTTTAATATTTTTTAAATCACACTCAATTGCTTCATATTTCTTTTTATTATTTTCATTTAATCCGCAACTATTTATCAATATATATGGCATTATATCTGTTTCATTATTTTTAAATAATTGATAATGTTTGTAAAAGAGATTAAACGCGTTATCGTCTCTATTGTGAAAACTAAATCCGAACTTTCTATTATTTTCTATAAAATTATCTAATATCCACTTTGTTAAATTAAAATCGTCTTTTTCATATTCTAAAATCTTACAATCAATCTCACACAACCATTTTTGATCTATTAATTCTTTTACTTTTATTGGTAAATAATGTTCTCCAAAAATATGTGGATAATTTGTAATATTTTCTCTATCTGGTGACGCAGAAGTAAATACTCTATTTAAAATCTTATCTTTATCATTTAATAGGAAATTTTTACATGTATCTGTTGAATCATCTACCCATTTTTCAATAGTATTGTGTGCTTCATCAAACCAGATAAATATATTGGATAAACTATGATCGTGAATTAAATTATATACTTTTTCATTTGATCCCTGAGGACATGCAACAATAAGCATTTTCTTTGAATGTTCCTTACACTTGTTTTTAAAACCTTCAAAATCAGTATCTTCTGAACAATTATATACCAGATAGTTGTTATCCAAAATACTAATGTATTTTCCAGAACTATTTTGCTGATTGATTTTTTTTCTTGGTGAAAATATAATTATTACTTCTGGATTAATATGTGAAATAACTTTATATATAATATAACTTTTACCTCCACCTGTTGCTAACTCTAGATATATTCTATATTTTTCAACGAGTGTATCTAATATATATTTAATACCATCCGTTTGATAATTTCTTTCAAACCATTGAATACCGTTCGTAATTAATTCTTTCAAAGTATTCTTATATTTCTTTGAAAATTGTAAAAGTTGTTCATAATCACTCTTTTCCGTTTTTTTATTTCTTTTAACAATTGATGTATTTATAGTTTGAAGTTCCTCGTGGCTATATTTTTTAATAAACTTTAATCCAAGTTTCGGAAATTCTGTTTGTAGTATATTTTCCAACGTATCTAATCCATTTTTATAAATAAATTCAGTTGATTGTTTTGTAGCTGATTTAACTAGATATTTATTTAGTGTTCTAAGAATGGGTAGTTCTATGTTATATAAATTTTCAATTACTTCTATCTTTTCAATATAGGGCGCAACAAGTGATAATATTTTATCTGGCTCATTATAATAAGGCTGAAGTAAATACTGTTCTGTTTTTTCAAAAGACCAAATATCTGTTAATACTGATTTTTCAGAATGCTCTTCGCCAGAATCACGAAGACGTTTACTTAAGTTATCATCTCCTCCTTCTACAAACCCATATTTTCCTTTATCTTCATGATCCCAATCAGAATTATTTTTCATATAAATATTTGTAGTCATCTTTTGTTTTTGTTAATTAATGTAACTTAATTAAATAATTCAATTTTATATGTAATTACTACATAAATACGGTAATATACCTTACAAAAATAAAATTTATGGTAACAATTAATAAAAATATGGAATGCCTTGAGATTTAATTCCAATTCTATTTTTCATAAAGGTGAAAAAGGACATTTTTAAAATGTCCATTTGAGTTTTTCTAGAAATGAAATTCAAACTTAATCTCAAGGGTTTTCACTTTTAGACTAGAATGCTCTAAATTACAAATAAATAATTATACTTTGTGAGCATATTATTTTTAAGTTTTTTAATTTCGTTCTAGTCGTTATTTTTATAATGTTGCAATAATTTAGGAGAATGACAACAAAAAAAACCCCAAAAAACCCTAAATTATTTAATTGTGAAAAATGTAACTTTATATGCAGTAATAAAAAGGATTTTAATAGACATGTAATGACAGCAAAACATAATAATACAATAAATACAACAGAAATACAACATATAAAACCCCCACATCATTATACATGTGAATGTGGAAAAGAATATACACATCGTGCTTCATTATATAATCATAAGAAGAAATGCAAATATCTAGAAGAGGAAGAAAATATAGTAGAGAAAAAAAAAGATGAACATATACTAGAGAAAAATAGCGATGAACCAAATTATAAAGAATTATTAATACAGGCAATGACACAAATGTCAGAACAACAAAAAGAAAATAACCGATTAGTAACAACGATCACTGATATGATGCCTTTAATTGGCAATAATAATACTACTAACAATACAACAAATAAATTTAATCTTAATATTTTCTTAAACGAAACATGTAAAGATGCATTAAACATTAATGATTTTATTGATTCTTTACAATTACAACTGAATGATTTAGATAAAATGAATGAATTAGGATATGTAAATGGGTTAACGCGTATATTTTTGAATGGATTAAATCAACTAGACTTAACAAAAAGACCTTTACATTGTAGTGATGCGAAACGTGAAATATTATATGTAAAAGAAAATAATGAATGGGAAAAAGAAGAAAGTAAAACAAAGTTAAATAGTGCAATATCCAGTATTGGCCGAAAAACACTCAAACATTTTCCAGAGTGGATGAAAACGCATCCGAATTGCAATGATAGTAATTCCAAAGAGAACGAAGAGTATCATTCATTAATAAAAAATACGATAACCCAAAATACGGAGGATAATAAGAATAAAGTAGCTAAAAATATTATAAAAGATGTAGTTATAGATAAATAATATATATTAAATATATGGAAGATTCACATTTTATATATTTTGTAGATTTCGTATTTCTTTTAATTATTATAGTATCATTTATTGTAATTAATTATCAGTTACATATTAAGAACGATATAAAAAATAAAGAAGAAATAAAAAACAGTTTATTCAATATATTAACCACAATATTTGTTATGTTTTTTGCACTAACATTTTTGATTTTTGGCAGTAAATATGGATTAAAACGCGCGTTTATTATATGGTGTATTTTAAATATAATTACGCCTATTCCCGAATCAGGATTAATGATATCATTGCCGTTGAATAAATTATTTGATATTAATTTAATAGTGTCGCAAATTTATATTACATTATTTTCAATTATGGCGATATTTATAACATATAATACAAACTTTTATAATACATTTCATATAGGAAAATATTTTAATAAATTATTGAAAAAGAAACGTTTGTTGATATTATTATCTATTGTGTCATCATTTATTGGTTTAATTATTTTACAAAAAGAAATAGACTTTTATTATAAAAATATTGAAATGACCAATTTTACACCTTTACTAGTATCATATATCGTAATAGTAACTATATTTGCTAGAATAACATATAATTTTAAATAATTATATAAATAGTATTTTTGAATTATTTATATAATGGATGATCTTTATGTAGATAAAAATTATAGTAAATATTTAAATCAAGATGTAATAGTTATTGGTACAACGGATATGTTACCTAAAATATTCTGTGCGAAATTTCTGGATTTTACAGATAATTTACTTTTGAGAAAACCAATAAAAATAAAAGTTAGTATGTGTTCACAATTAAAAACTAGTATAATAATACGTAAAGATCAATATTCAGCAGTTATTTCAAAAGAATTACTTGAATTATTTGACATATTATTACATAGAAAAAATATACCAAACGAAATTGGAGATAATATAAGGAAATTTATACCAGAATATGGAAGATTATTTTAACGTCTTCTTCGTGCTGTTTTTTTGTTTCTTCGTTTTACAGTGTTGTGTTTCTTTCTTCTGTTCTTTTTACTTCTGTTCTTCTTGTTTAATTTTTTGGTGTGTTTTCTTCGGTTTTTGTGTTTTTTAACTGAACGTTTTTTACCTCCTTGCCCTTGTCTTAAGCCTAACATTGCATTAGCTGCTGCTGCTCGTGTTTTTTGTTCTTCCGTTTCTGGGACTCCATTAGTTATTTGAAGAGATTCTTGCGGTTTACTACTACTGAAAAACTTCTTTATCATACCCCATTTACTTGATGATGATTGTGATGTCGTTCCTAATACTGCTTCTTTTGCTGCTGCAAGACCTTGTTTTTCCAATGCTGCTCTTTCTTCCAATGCTGCTCTTTCTTCGGGGTTGGGTCCATCTGTTAATTGTTGTGTAGGGGATCCATCAGTTGAGTGTTGTGATTGTGGTAAAGGGCCAATATCTCCTTCTTTGCCTAGAATACGTTCAAGTAAAGTTGGTGGTATGCGATAGAGTCCTTTTTCGTGCAATCTCGCTGACTCTGCATCTTTTAATTCAAGAAATTTAAGCTCGAGTTCTAATGTTTTATTTCCGTCTCCAGTTTTTTTTACACTTTTAATACCGTAAGTTGCAGCAGAAGAAACCCCACCTATAATTAATAACCCAATCATAGATATTATTGTAAAATCTATGATTTCTGGACCACTTGCGCCGTCTGTTGCATTACCACTCTCTGTACCGCGGCTAACCATAGGCATCCCGCGCGCAAGTCCTTTAACCGCAGCTGCAACAGTAGCAGTTATACCTAATTCAACCCCCTTCATTGCTTTATTTACTGTTACGCCAGCTGCGTCTTCTAACCCTCCTAAAGCTGCGTCCGCATAACCTTGTCCGTCAGCCGATACCTTATTTAAAGCAATCACAATAGCTGGGCCTATATTTTCCTGTATCCTGCTAAGTTTTTCTATTTGTTCTGGAAAATTCATCAAAACATTACCTTTACCACCTCGTATATACTTCCTAAACTTTCGTTCAAACTCTACTTTATTTTTACTTTTAAAAACAGATGTCAAGTCACCAACTGAAACTAATACATCCATCGCTAATGCGATATTATCATAAGCACCAAATCCCTCAACGCAAAGAAATATCCATTTTGTAACGCGTGTTTCACTAAGTTCATCCTCCGTCGCAGCCTGAAACAAACCCGCTTTATTACCTCTGTCCTTCTGGTAATGTTCTTCGCGTTCTACTGCCACTGCAGCCATGTTTTTTAATCTAGCTATATTTTGCGGTTTAACATCATTTGGATTTGAATGTGTAGCAAAAAGTAATTCATTGTCCCTATAAGTGTTACTGCCGACCCACGATCCGGATCTTATATCTGGTATAATACAAGTATCTTGCACTAGCTCTCTTGTTGTATCCACAGCGCGTTGCAATGAATCTTTATTTATAAATATTGTTCCATCTGGATTAGTAATAAGGATATTATCAATATCTGATCCATATTTTTTTGATAGATAATCTTCCCCCGTTTTTTTTCTACTTATAAAATTCAAAAAAATATCAATACAAGCTTCCAATTGTACATTTGAACGTTCCAATAAGTGACTCAATTCATCAAACGATGTTACTCCCATTTCTTGCGACATAAAGTCTAATTCTTTTTTTCCAACAGTAATTGTTTCTCCATTTGATAATATTATATTATATTGACTATTTCCAAACCATGTTTTTTTTGGTAAATGCTGCTTTATATCACTTAGGGGAGTATATTTTGGTTCGGATTCGGGATGGGCAACAAATGAATATACCCAGTCAGCAAACGATCTATCAGGAGTAGTACCAAGATCCATTGTACTAGAAGTTTGTTCTACTAGTTGTAATGTGTTTCCTATTATCGCATCTTGTGCTTCTCCATATGTAATGTCTCCATCGCCTATCTTATTACTAAGATCCGCTGCAATAGCAGTAATATTAACAACTGAAAGTAAAAATAATATTATAAAAAGAAGATATCTAAACATTCCTCCTTTCTGATCTTGTTTACCTCCAAAAAATGCCTGTCTTCCCGAAGATCGTGAGTTACCTAGACTAAATATATCACTAGATTTTGAGACACCGACATTACTTCCACCAGATTTTAATAAATATATTAAATATAAAAAACAAATACTTATACCAAGATTTTTTAAAGTTATAAAAGAACTTAATTTAGATGATGGTTGTTGTTGTGTATCGCGTGGTTGCATAGAATGACCTCCTGGACCATCTGATGGTGGCTCATATTTGTTGCCATAGTTATATAGACAAGTGCTTGGAGTTTGCTTTTCTTCACAACCGTCATTAAAATGTCCTAATAATTTAAAATTCTCTCCAGCGGTATCCTTAACCTCCTGAGTACTATTAACGTGTTTGTCTGAATGATATATCATAGCATTTTTTCTATAACATTTTTTTACTTGATTAGTTTTTTCATCATTACAACCAAATGTAGTACTCATTGAATCGCCAAGTTTTGCTGATAATTTTTTCATTTAATATATTATAAAGACATTAAAAAAAAAATATTTTACTAAATATAAAAAAATATTTTACTAAATATAATGACAAAACAACTAGAAATAAAAAATAAAACATTCTTCTTTAGAAAATTAAGATTAGACGATATAAATCATAATTATTTTAAATTATTAGGACAACTTACATATATAGATTATGATGAAATAACCAATGAAAAAAACAAAGAATTCTTTAAAACTCTGACACCAGATCATCAAATAATAGTTATTGTACACGATCATAATATAATAGGAAGTGGTACACTTTTTGTTGAACATAAGTTAATACGTAATTATGGTAATGTAGGTCATATAGAAGATATAGTCATAGATGAAAATTATCGTAATTACGGACTTGGAAAACATTTAATAGAAAGTTTAAAAGAACTAGCACTTCAAAGAAGTTGTTACAAATGTATTTTAGATTGTGATGTATCTCTAGAGAGATTCTATAATAAATGTGATTTTAATAAAATGGGGTTGTATATGGCCAAATATAATTAATACATTTTTTCAAGTCTCTGCATATCTTCTTTAGAGTTGATTCCTTCAATTTGTATTTGATCTTTTTCTGGTATAATAAAGGTTTCAATATTAATCACTTCATGTGTTTTGATTAATTCAACAATATCAGTTAAATAGTATTCTTGTTGTGCATTATTATTGGTAATTAGTGGTAAATATTTTATAAGTAGATCACTTTTTACAGCATATATACCAGAATTAACTTCATTAATTAATTTTTCACTTTCATTGCAATCTTTGAATTCTGTAATCTTTTCAAATATACCATCATTGCGTATAATACGTCCATATGATTTAGGATCTTTGTAACATGTTGTCATACATTTAATATTTTCAAAATTAGTAATCATTTTAAGCATTAAATCGTGAGTAATGAGTGGTACATCTCCACATAATATTAATACATTACTGTTATCGTATTGTTTTAAATAATCACGGCAACATAAAACAGCATGACCAGTACCGAGTGGTGTTTCTTGAATAATAAATTCATAATTAATATTTTCAATAATATTATATCTCTCCAGAGTTGTTTTAATAACTTCTTTGTATTTACCAACAACAATTAAAAATTTGTTAGAACCTAGTTTAGTAGATTCATTGTAAACACGAACAATCATAGGAATAGATTTAAAAGTATGACAAACTTTAGGTAGTTCAGATTCCATCCGTTTTCCTAAACCGCCTGCTAATATAATAACAATATTATCCATATAATATAATATTGTTTTTAAAAATATATTCTTAACTAATAGTATGTGTGGAATAATAGCGGGTATATATGAAAATGTGTATGATATTTTGTTAATGGGTTTAATTCAATTACAGAATAGAGGATATGATTCTGCTGGAATTTGCACATTAGTAAATAATAAATTTGAAATGATTAAAAAAGCTTCAACTGATACAGAAAGTTCTATCAATTATTTAACAAATAATAATTTAAAAGGGAATATAGGAATAGGCCATACGCGTTGGGCAACACACGGAGCAAAAACGGATA